AGAGAAGCAGAGATAGCCTTGTTCTTGTCTTAGGAGCGTGGTGATGAGTAAAGACAATCCAAGCCTGAGCGTAGGCCGTGGCGAGAAGTTGCCGGTATCTCAGGGTGCAGGCTTGACAGCCAAGGGCAGAGCCAAGTACAACCGTGAGACAGGCAGCAACCTCAAGGCTCCTGCTCCAAACCCACGCACCGAGAAAGACGCTGCGAGGAAGAAATCCTTTTGTGCCCGTATGGCTGGTGTCGTGCGTAAGAGCAAGAACTCTGAGCGTGCCAAAGCCAGCATGAGGAGATGGAAATGCCGATGACTGCACCTGCCAAGCGTGGCCTGTACTACAACATCAACAAGCGCCGGGAAGCTGGTCTGCCTCCCAAGAGGCCTGGTCAGGAGGGTTACCCCACCCGCCAGGCGTTTATCGACAGCAAGAAGACTGCACGCACTGCGAGATCGCAGAAGCGTTGATTACTGCACCGTAGGCTCGGCAGGAGGCTGCTGAGGTTGTTGTGCTTGCACTTGCTGTGCGAGCTTCTGCAGCAGCGGGAAGGCTCCTGACTGGGTTGGGAGCTGTCCCAATACTTGCAGCAGGAATTGGGCTTCGTTGGGTTCTACGTCTAGTTTCATGTTGCGTCCTTACGGTGCGGGAATAAGGCCACCTTCAAAAAGGTAGCTGCCAAAATGACCGAGTTGCACCCACGGTGCAGCCCAGACATCTATCTTGTTGTCACGAGCGATCTTGCAGAAGGCATAGTCTTCTGACAGAAGACGGTTGCTTTCCTTCTCAATCATGACTGGGAAGAATTCGTAGATCAGGTCTTGAGGCTTGACGGTGCCTCCCAGGTCACCCACGTCATTGCGGTAGGTCTTGACCTTCTTGCTGAGCTTCTCGAACACCTCGCGTTTGATGAGCATGAAGCCTGTGCCACCGTTCATCACACGCAGAGGCTTGTCCACAGGCACCACCACCTGGCCCTGGTAGTCCAGCAGGTTCACCACCATAGAGCCTGTGTAGCGTGCGAGTTCGTTGGCAGGCACACCTTCGTTGGCAGAAGCGTGCACCAGTCCCCAGTTGATCTCCTTCTTGGGATAGATGCCGCAGATGATGTCCTTGTCTGCCATGACCAGAGACACGATGTCGGCAGGATTGAACTTGATGTCAGCGTCTATGAACATCAGGTGAGTGCACTCAGGCCGCTTGGAGAAGGCGTGCACGAGTGCATTCCTGGCTCGCTGGATGAGGCTCTCGTTGAACATGAAAGAGAAGCTCACGTCGATGCCTGCGTTGCGTGCGATGGTTGGCACCTGCAGCATGGACTGGGTGTAGAAGCCTGTGCACATCCCGCCATACATGGGTGTGGCTATGAAGACGTGTGGCTTGATAGGTTCTTTCTTCTTTCTTGGCATGATGATTCCTTATGTGGTTAGGAGTAGCAGACTGTCAGCAACACGGGTCTGCCAGCCATGTCCTAACCAGCCGACTCAGAGTCGGACTGATCCTGCTGACTGGACGCCTGGTTATAGCCATCTTCATAGCCCAGGCGGTAGGCCAGTTCGTAAATCTCTTGCAGGCTCATGGACAGCAGTGTCAGGAGATGTCCTCTATCCTCAGCACATACCGACCCTTGCTGTTCTTGCGCCATCCGTGTACCTCGACTCTGATGCCTGCGTCTCTGACCATCCCTATGGTGTCGGACTCCTGTATCTTTTTGATACGCGCAGCCACACCGGAAGCTGTCACCTGCACAGCCAGAACCTCATTCTTGCGTATAGCTAGGAGGTCACACCATCCCCACAAGTCCTGCCGGATACGGGCATGAGGGTTCCAGTGCTCGACGATAGCGACTCTGTAGCCCTGCTCACGAAGGTAAGCAAGGCTGCGCTGTGTAGGTGACAGACTAGCAGCCATCAGAAAGGCACGTCCTCATCACGATTACGACGGTACTTAGGCTCAACCTCACGAGGCCCAGACGCAGCTGCTTCTTCACGCTTCTTGCGTGCCCAGGTATCTTCGTTAAGAGAGATGAGGTTGTAGCCCTTGCTGGTCTTGCGAATCCAGGCAGAGAGCTTGAGCTTGTCTCCGGCCTTGTAGTCCATCTCAAGCATGACGTAGCCTTTGTACTCCGGATGCTTCTCGGACTGGCGCTCTACTTCGTAGTACATAACGCCACGGCCTGCACGATCTTCATAGTTGCTGTTCATAAGACTTTCCTTTTATCAGGTGGTAACGGGCAAATTCCTTGCCGTTGCTGTTGATGGTTTCGGTAACGATGTTGTGTCCTGCCTTGCGGAACTCTTCTATCCTGGCTGCAAGACGGAAGCACGAGAACTTGTCCAGTGCTTCCACAGCGGTGAGTGTGTTGCCTTGCAGCAGATGGTTCAGGATTAGGTTTCGCTGGGTTCCTCTTGTGGAGGCAGGACTGAGTGGGACTTTGGGTCGATGAATCCTCCTACTTTTGCGATGGCAGACCGCAGCCTGACCAGTGAAGTGGAGTTCATCTTCTTGAGTTGATCTCCGTTGACGATCTTCAAGTCTTCCAACTTGACCTTCTTCTGCTCTTCTGTGAACTTGGCAGAGTTGGAGATACGCCCGATCATGTCTGCGTATCCTTCTATCCAGTCAGCCTCATCTGCGAAGTGAGAGTAAGGTTCTTCCTGGCCAGGGATGAACAGCGGCACAGAGTTGTCAGGAGGCAGCGGGTCTTCTATCGTGACCGTGACCTTGCCGCTTTCCACAACCTCTACCATGCCCATGTCTTTCACATTGGGCGGTTTGGACACTTTGGATGCTTTGGACGAGGGGTCATCCTTGAAGTCCTCAACCTCCTCAGGTGTGTAGACACCCACCACACAACCTGGATAGGTTGTGCGGATACCTTCAGAGATCACACGAGCACGGAGCATGGCGCGTGGATAGTTGCGCCAGTTGTCTTTGCCTGTGAGTCCGATCTTGGTGGCTTGTGCGAATGTCCAGGTGATGGTCACAGTGCCACCTTGTGGGTGTGAGAACTCGCCTGTGACTTCTGCATCCTCGTAGACCTTCCACACCACCTTCCCGCCCGAGGACTGGAACCTAGCGAGCATGGCATCGGCCTTGAGGGCCGGCCTGCCCTGGATGACGTGGTAGTCCCGTGCTGCGATAGCCGGGTGCATACCCTCAGCCTGTGCGATAAGCATCAAAGCTACGCCTTGCTCGGGTGTCTTGATGCCGAACAGACCGCTCTTGGCTACTGCTGTGGCCATGCGCTCTATGTCTGCGACTGGAACGATATTGCTCATGTTGTGAACCTCACTCATTTGATTAGGAAGCGTCTGCTTCCGGGGACTTCAACCTCGAACTGTTTATAGATGTCCGGCATGGAGGTCTTAAACAGCTCTGCGTTGAACTTGATAGACGGCTTGGCAGACTTCCAGGTGGCCAGCACCTTGCCGTCAAAGGTAGACAAGCTATCGTGTGTACCCATGTACTTCTGGATATGCGTCTTGCAAGCCTCTTCCTGAGCCTCTAGCCGCTTGAGTTCACCCTTGATGTAGGACAGCTCGTCACACCAGCCTTCTATAGCCTTGTTGGCTACACGTGTCATGGTTTCTGACACCGGGAACATGGCTTTGAGTTCATCTGTGGACTGAGGGTCAGCCTGTGTGCCTGTCTGTACATGGCCCCACAGGACTGCCATCTTCTGGATTAGCTCGTCCTTCTCGGCATCCTCCACCAGCTTAGGAATGAGGACAAACTCTTGACCACCAAATAGGACAGCCAGATATATCTTGCGGATACCCAGTACGGCTGCCTCGTGGACGAGTTGAGCAGCATCAGCAGCAGGCATGATTCCGCTTTCGTCAAACTTATTACGCACAGCAGCGTTGTAGTTCTTAGCCTCCACAAGAATCGGCTCACCATTTTCTGTGCCTGCGAAGTCGAAGTGAGAGCGGAACCAGTCATGCTTAGGATGTGTGCGGAACTCTTCTATCTTGTTGAGTTCCACCTTGAGCTTGTTCTGAGCAAGACGCCCGATCACAGGCTCCATGACGTGGCCCATCTGCACAGCTTCTACGTTACTGAGATCAGGTGGTGGTAGCTTGCCCTGCTTTATGAGGATGACCTCGTTAGCGTGGCCTGATGCTGCACGCCTGGTGTCAGAAGCCCACCAGGCAGAGTTACGCACCTCTGGTGCAAAGTCACTCATTTCATTTCTCCTTTTCTAATTTCAGTAGCGCATAGCTTTCTGTTTTCAATCGCTACCCAATTGTTATTGCTTACCATGTCGGCTAATCTTTCGCACACCTTCGCACACGCCTCACGCTCGGCAGCGGCAACAAGGGCGGCGAAGCGTTCGAGGATTTCCACGATGCGTCGATCGCTGTACTCGATGCTTTTCGGGCTTGGCGGCACTCGTTCAATGACTTCCTCGTCCGTCAATCCGTCCCAATGCCCCTCGGAGTCATGGGCGTGGTGGATTCCCGCCTCCCACGCCATGCGGATGATGTCGTCGCGGGTCATAACTCAGCCCTTCCCGTCAGCACCCAAGCAACCGGGAACCACAGCAATCGCAGCAGTCGGCCCAGCACCGACGAACTTCCTGCGGCGTCGAACACGATGGTGTACTCCTTGGTGTTTATGTTTTGTTCGCGGGTCATGCCTTCTCTCCTAGTCGTTCGCGCAGTGCGTCTCTCAGCGATCTGTATGCATCATCGTTACCACGATGTGCCTCGTACTCCAACGCCTCCAACGCCTGCCGCAGCAGCGCGGTGTCGTCCTGGTCAGGCTGTGAGTAAGCCTGTCTCAGAATGTGTGCAGCCTCTGAGTTGACACGCGCAAAGTCGTGCAGGTTTGCGGTAAAGGGTGGGATGTCCAGCACGTCCAGTGCTTGACCTATAGCTTCTCGTAGGTTCACAGCACATCCTCCTGATCGTCAGGCTCAGGAGGTGAGCCAGGGTTGTAGTCCCAGTGCTGCGCGGAGAGTCCGCACGCAGTGGGTGCAACGCTCATACGCTGAGAGAAGGCCAGGGGAAATCGTTGTTGGCCGCTGACCGGGTGTATCCAGATCAGGGTGGGGAGGGTGCAGGAACCATCTTCCTGCGTGTGGGTGAAGGGCCGAAAGTGTCGGCAGTCTGAGCACAGCTTCATGAGAACCTCTCATCTAG